TCAACCACCACCGGGACGCTTCCATTCGTTACGCAGCTCGCGATCAACATCGTCGCCAGGCATATGATTAACAGTCTGCTGTACATTGCTGGCCTCTTTCGTTGTTTCTACCCTGCGTTCGGCTGCTGCGACCATTGCCGCTGCGTTATCTTCGGTTCGTTGCTGGTCGGCTTTAACTTCTGCTTTGCTGGTACCGCGAATATGGCCCAGGCCAAAAGCGCCGGCGATAGCAGAAATGACCAGTGCGGCCAGCCCGATTATTGTCTCGATACCCACACTCACCTCATACCAGAACTGATTTCGCCAGGTTAAACAACGCACGGCGTTTTTCCAGCCCGTTGCGGCCACCATTGATTAATAGTGTCACGCGCTCAACGTCGCCGGAATGAAGAAGGCAACCGCGGGAGGCATAGAACCATGCGGCTGAGCGCGCGGCGTATTCATCCTCTTCAAGCAGTTCCGGGTGGGTTACAAGGTCCAGTTTCAACGCCTGGCCACAACTGCGATAGTTACTCAGACCAGTAACCTGTTTCAGCCCGCGACCGCGATATTTCCATCCATCACCGGCAACCTGATTGCCCAGGTGTTCTTTTCCCCACTCACCACCGTATACCAGATTAGCGATCGCTTTCTGGTTTGCCGGTTGCGTTGCCGTTCTGCCAAGTGCAGCGGCTTGCTGTGATGTGATGCGGTGGCTGCCGAACGTCGGCACCAAGTTTTCTGCCGCATAATTAAGATTTTCCACCACACGGGTAAATCTTGAGCTTTCATGCCCCATCTGGGCAATAAACATCGCCTGATCAAGCTGTGTGGTTATGCCGTATTCCTTCATAGCGGCGTCGATATGCGGAAACCAGCGCGCAGCTAACCCGGCGCTGATACCAGCCGCCTTCTGAAATTGTGTTTGGTTCATTAGTCCCTCAGATGATCAACCAGACGTGCAACGTTGCCTTTGACGGCCACCAGCACGGAAAGGAATATGATGTTTGCCGCAATGGTGGCCCATGATGAATGCGGGTAAATCCCACACAGGTACGCCAGCGGTACAGCGCTGTAGGTGACGGTAATCAGCCAGGCTAAACGCGAAATCCATGGCCGATGCCGAGAATCACCTCGGCGATAAAACATCAGGGTAAACACCACACCGGCGCAGAGCAGCGCGTTGATAGTTGCCGATGGATCATTTAGTACCACCTGAACCTCCCCGGCGCGTTATCAGCGCCACCAGCGAGCCGATGTCCTGTTTGTTCAGGAACGTAAGGATTTGAACGGCCAGCGCAGAAACAATCACGGCACCGATGGCATCCAGTGGTTTATCGCTATATTCCGTCCAGGACGCGAGTTTAGAACCAACCAGACCAGAGCCAAGAATGCCGACGATATACGACACGACGAAGTAGGCCAGCCGGCGCAACACACTCAGGTCAGCTGCTGTCGCGATGTAAAATACGGCGCCTGCAAATGCACCAAAAACAACACCGTAGTCTGTCCCGGTCAATAAACCGTAGACACTGGCTCCGGTCAAAGCTAAACCGGCCAGCCCCGTGCCGGAAAATGGATCGGACATCGGCCCCCCCTCATATTGCTGTGAATCCTCTCAGTAAATTTGAGGGGAAATAAAAAAGGCCGCCCTGAGGCAGCCTGTGTTCTTCGAATTATGTTCATAAAGGTGGGGGTATGGGTCCTTCCAGAACGACCGCTTCACCGTTATGGCAAAGATCGTAGCCACGAGTTAGATGCCAGACGCCTCTGATTATTTTTCCTGTAACCATATCTTCGGTTTTACCGTGCGAAAAGTAGGCGATCTGGACACAGTCATTGTGTCTAATCCAATAATATCCCTCTTTCATAATTCACCTCTTAAATTGTTTCATTTAGAAGTGTATATGACGATTCAGAACCTGGTGGTCGACAAAACGTTTATTTGAGGATGAGATGCCGGGTGCTTCCTGGAGACTTATCTCTGCTCGTCAAAGTCGCGTACATACCTGCACATAGCAATTAACAAGACGTTCCACCGCTTAGGTGGGATTCACAACATTCATAACTAAACAGGTACATTCATATGATCAATAGACAAGTAAATCATGCAAAAAAAAGCCTGCTCAAATAGCAGGCATAAATAGCTAAGTTGGCAATAACTGAGGGTGTGGTGCCGGGTGCCTCCCGGTGGAAATGCTTACAGAGTTCATCTCCGCGCGCTGGTTGGACACTCTGGAGAAATGTCCTGCTGAACCGCCCCTCCGCTTAGGGGGATCCACCACAAAAACGCTTTCAGAAACATCCATTACGCAGGATGCTTAAGAAGCATATGTGCAGTATGAAAAATCTGCCACATAATCAGATGAATATATTCATTTCATTGGCACAGACAGTGGGCCTTCAATCACTTCAGCCTCACCGTTGTGGCAAATATCATCACCTCGTGTCAGATGCCAGACACCAGTTATTGTCTGGCCCGTTTCAAGGTCCTCGGTGACACCGGCGGTGTAGTAAGCGACCTGCACTATGCCGTTGTGCTGTATCCAGTAGAAACCTTCTTTCATTGATATCTCCTCATAGTGAGGATTTGATTATATGGCAGCGGTGTGAGTGATGATGTTAGAAATACTAAATCGTTAATTAAGTAATTCTCTGGTCCGCCATCGAGGATTCGAACCCCGAACCACAGAGGTAGAAGCTCCGTGCTCTTTCCAGTTGAGCTAATGGCGGAAAAAAAAAGACCAGCAATGAGATGCTGGTCATGGGTCATGCAGTTTTCTCTGCGATGTAGGTGTATCCCCACCAAGTGTTTTCAGTATCGAGAACATTATCAAATGCCTATTAAAAGATAGTTCCTTTGATGAAACATATGCCAAATAGTTGTGCTTCCCGAAATTTCTAAGAAAATTCTTGGCCCAACCATAAACACAAACACCTTCTAGAGTGAGCTGTTTGTGCAAGAGGTAGGTCATAAAGCAAAAAAGCTGCCTTTGGGCAGCCTAAAGATAAAGAAATTAAAGTTGTGGTGCCGGGTGCCTCCCGGTGACTCTGCGCTAGACCACAGAACCGCGTTCCATAAACCCGACTGGTTTTGCCTAGCCGCCCCACCGCTTAGGGGGATTCACCACCTGAGCACTTTACGCGGCATAACGCTTAAAAGATACATTTTATTTACTATTTACAAAGAAACAAAAATCCCGCCGTAGCGAGGTTCAGAATTTTTAACTATGGATATATAAAGCCCATCGTTAGACTAAAATTACCACAGTTTAGGGAAAAGTAAATAGCTCACGATAAATTCACGCCCTATTTTGTTATCTTCTTGAACTGCGCATCAGCCCAAGCCTCTTCTATGTCAAACTTGGTGATTAGATGATCGTAAAATGGTTTAACAGACTTCTTCCAGGAATCGAGGCTGATTGCATCAGTTATCTGACACACCGCTGCGTATGCCTCGGTAGATGGGATTCGTTCATATCCACGGCCACTACAGCGTTTGCAATCAGCCAGAACCGGGATGCCCTGGTGTTCTGTAAGAGCCTGATTGATGGCTTTCCCGCGTCCATGGCAATCTCTACAGGCACAACTTACAACCTTCTTACCCTTACACTGAGGGCAGAGAACGCGAGCTATCTCCCTGACATGTCTGCGTACCTCGTATTCAGAAGGTCGAATATTTTCGACGCCCATATTCAGGGACAACCTCACGAACTTCTTCTCTTTTGCCGGAGTGTGAGACTTCGTGCTGAAAACCTCCGCATCAACAAACCCTTCCCCATTGCAGCCATCGCACTGCTTCACGCTGGCGGCGCTGCGGGAATAGTCCTCGAACGCGATGGTGGCCAGCTGGTGCATCACCATCGGTTTAATCTCTGCATCAAGCTTCCGCAATGCCGCAACCCGGTCACATTTGGTCAGCGCGTACTGGGCCAACAATTCAATTGCCCTCTCCCGGTCATTATTGCTGATCCCCATCTTCCCGAGAAAAGCGCTATAACCCATGGCGGCCCGTTCCTGCGTCATGCCTATAGCGGCCATAATATCCGTTCCGGTTAATGAGTCTGACGCAGTAGCACGCGGAGAGTCGCTAATCATTGTCGATTTGGCGAAGTGGTATTTGAGGGTATTTTTAAGATTCATGCGGTCTCCAGCTCGGTAATGGTGAGTTCTAATTTCCCGCCCTTAACGACAGGCATCTTCACAACGCGATAGTCGACTACCTGGCAGTCATCCAGCCAGAATTCCGCCTTGGTTAAAGCGTCGAATGCAGCTTTTTGGAGGTTATCCAGATCGCGGCGCCGGCGGTCGGGCATATGACATTCAATTCGGATTTTGAGTGGTGCGGCCGTCCGGATATTAAGCCGGGCGCTTCGAATGGCACTGGCAACCGCGTAGCGATACGCGACGCCTTCAGCGCTAATGTGCGTGCGCCCGCGGTTGTGCCGGTAATACCGGTTGTTGCTCGGCGGCCAGGGCAAAGTGAATTGATATGTCTTCACATTCACCCCCACATCCGGTTTCGCCAGCGTATATCCGGGCGTGCTGGTGTATTTGAGGTCGGAAGGAATGCACTGACAGTCCAGGTCACGTAATCCTGGTTAAGGCTGCGCTCCACTCTCACACCGCGCGCTCTGTAACGCTTAACCAGTTCGTCGGCCTGTTCGGTGCTGCATTCGGTATGATGGAACCAAGAATGTTGCATGCCCATCACCCCGCAAAGCCAAGCAGCTGCGCGGCGACATTTTCGGCCTCATCGCGACTGCGGAATGAACGAGACAGGACCCAGCGCCAAAGAACATCGAGCGCAGCTTTATAAAGTTGCTGGAACTCGAGTTCGTCCATGTTGGCGAATGAGATGCTACGTGGATGCTTTTTTAGTGTGCCGTCAGGTAGCTGAATAGCATCAAAGTGCCCTGCCTCGACGATTACCCATGAGCGGTAAGCATCGAAGGATTTGCACAAGCTAATGCCATTTGTGACGCGCCGGTAAGCAACCTGCTCAAGATACTTCTCGGCAGCGTCGATCAGCGCGCCCTCATTCCCGCCATACGAAGCCAGGAACTTGGCGTAGCCGGTTATCAGCTTCCGCTCGTTACTCGAGATAGCCCCGCCGGCTGGTTCCCAGTATTCAAAACCGAGGCTGAGAAGCGCGAAAAAGCGCCGGTGAAATACAGGGTTTCGTACCCGCCTGAACTCGGCAACAAGAACATCGCCAAGACGGGTTTTGGTTTGCAGGATATCGCTGGTCTCGGGCGTAGCCGGGATCAGTATTCCTGAGTGGTGTTTTATAAGTTGTAATTCTAGCGCCATGGTTATCTCCGTGGCGCATCAGGTATAGGTTGTTCAGGCCTATGAAAGAATAATATCAGACGGTGGTGTAACTCGGTACCCCAGTCGTTTTGCAAATTGCATAAACCCGTTGAGAGTAAAGATTTTTTCCTCGTCGAGTAACGGTCGTAATGAAACTATTCCATTTACTCGATAAACCAGATATCTCCCTTCCGCCGGGAAGCTATAAATAACTGCTTTATCGGCCCTTCTGACCACGTCGTACCATTGATCATCTGCATTAAAGGCTTCTGCACTACACACTATTTCCCCCAGAGCGACGTATTGACGCAATAAACAGTAACCGGGAACAGCCAGGGGAACGCAAACAGCGATACTCTTTGAAACTGCTCCAGTGAAATTCACGCGATTAATAAAACCACTCGTCCGCGCTTTTCCAGTTCTTCTGCACGTTGTGTTCGACCTCTTTCTTGTCGCCCCCGAAATCAGCCAACCCATCATTGCCGGCACGCTTAATCGTAAGCTGGTAATCATCGAACTGCTTACTGAGTCTTTCGAGCAGTTTTGACTCAAGTGCAGGTATAGCCCTATCAGGAAGTTTCTTCATGCGATCAATGGATAACTCGATTTTCAT